GTTCCTTCTAAACCAGTTCCTATCATTTCATTTAATTTTTTTCCTTGTGCTGCTTTAGCTTGTTGGTGAGATAATGACATTTCTTCACGGTGTCTTACCTCAGCTGCTGCGTCACTAGCACCTGTCTTCATAGCACTGGTTAAAGCACTATCCTCATTAAGGACAACATCTACTTGTCTATCTAAAATCTTATTAGGTATATTATTCTTAAATCTATCTTGATAAATTCTACGTAATGCTTGTTTAAGTTTTGATTGAATTCCTACAGTTATTTTTCCAGATTGTAATGCTTTTGCAGCCGCAGTTCTCTGCGCTGCTGCATTCCCTGGATACATCTTCTCAAGTACAAGTCTTGCTTCACCAAATCCAGCTCTTCTTCCGCTTCCTTCAATTAAATCTGTAGTAGCTAATGCTTGCAGTATACTCGGCATAATACGTTCTTGTTGTTCGGGGGTTACATCAAACTTTTTCATATGCGTGAATACTGCATTCACATCTTTGGTAACTGCTTGTGATGCTGCTGTTATTTCTGCTTGTGTATTTTTAGCTAGGCTCATTCCAGCCAGATTACCCATAGATGTAGCTAAGGCACCAGAATACTCGTCCATTCTTATACTGCCATATGTTTCACCAGCTTCATCAGCCATTCGTAGATCAAATTTTCTACCAGCTGGATCTAATGCAAGAAGCTCTACAGCTCTAGCTTTAAGTACTTTTCTATCTGTTATTCCGGGGTATTGTATACCTAGATTATCAGCAATAGTGTTGATGGCTTGATCTCTAGCTTTTGTAGTATATTTTGAAGGATCATTAAAATTATCTACTCCAACTGCATTAAGAATTGCAGTAGGTGCCTTAGGGTATGTTGGATGTTTTTCATCGGTTTTAAGGGCAAACGGATGAGCCTTAAAATGTTCAAAATATTTAGCCTCTACGCCTGGAGTTATAAGACCTTCCACACGATTCAATTTTAGTCGTGATTCTGCAGCTCCTTTAAAATTAGGATCATTAAAGTCTGGGAGTTCTTGTAATTGTGTTCTATCTGCAACTTTACTACGTTGAGTTCTTATATCATCTGTTGTTTTTATATCTTGTTCATATTGTTTATGCCCTGCTATTTCCATTAGTGGCATTGCTGTATTAATTTCTTTTTGATCAAAAAGACCTAGACCTCTAGCTGTGTATACTCTTTGTCGTTCTGCTTCATCTGCAATAGGACCACGTCCAGTATTAACACGTTGCATTTCACCAATTAATCGTTGTGTGTCTCTATCTTCTTGACGATCTTTAAATTTACTAAGAAGATCTGGAGTTACGTCCTGAGCTGCTATAAGCTGCTTAACAATATCTCCTTCTACTGCTAATCCAGCAGCAGGATTTCCTACTGCTATTTGTTTTGCGGCATCTTTCCAACCCATGATATATTCTCCTAAACGTATGTAGTTTTAGGCATACCTTGTTCTATAGTTCTTTCTTCTGTACCTTGAGGTCTTTGTGCATTCCAAAGACCTACTTGATAAGCGTCTGCTCTTCCTTCATTTCTTAATCCAGATGCTAAATTATACTCCATTATAGGCTTTTGTGTATTCCATAAATCTTCAGCTCTTCGTTGTTGTCTTTCTAACATAGGTTTCTTGAAACTTTCATTGTTATATATACCATATATTGTTCCAATTGCATCCAGCCAATCAGATCCGCCCATACCACCTGCATATTTTTTCATACCACCCCATAAATCTCCTAAACCCCGACCTATACTCCCAAGTCCAAACCCACCTCCACCTTGACCACTAGGACCTGCGAATGGTACTTGATAATTTAATGGGTCCTTATTAAATTGAAGTTTTCGGTCTATCATTGAACCACCACGATTTTCATAGTCTTCAGGTAAGTACACCGGGTGTCTTTGTCTTGATCCCGTTGTCATGATGGGTCCTGGTTGAATTTGATCTAGAGCCATAATTTTATCTCCTTATATACTACTACTAATATAATATGTAATATTACCTATATTTAATCTAATTGTCTATCCCTATGCGTAAATAGAAGCATAATAATCCGTGTCGAATGGTGACATGAATGGAACAAGAGTATTTATTGCATGCCACTCAGTTACCGTTGCTTTAATAAAATATTCTCCTGATAATCGTGTATTTTTTATTTTATTCACTGTTCCCAGAGGAGCTCTGAGAGGATCATTACCTGAATATACATCAGTAGAATCTTTTATTGCATCGAGTTCACTCTGCAATCCTAGTCTTTCTCTATTCCAAGCAGCTCTTTCTGCAGACATTTCTTCAGTTAATGTATTAACACTCATGCTTGACATAGATCCTATGCCTTCTAAAGCTGCAAGAGCATACTTTGCAAGATTCATAGGTGATAAAACATTACTGAAATTAAAGGATGTCATATTATTGAATTGAAGACTACTGGGAGCAGCATGAGATACATTAGTCCATCCTCTAGCAGCGCCACCACCCATTGATTGACCTAAAGAATTTGTTGTTACTGGGCCCTTAGATACTGTTCCTGAGCTTGGTCCATATGTAACATTACCTTCCCATGCAGCCATACCTACCATAGCAACTAAATTAAGAAGCATTGCTAGTCCTTCATTATCTCCAGCTATTTCTGTAATAATCATCTGAATAGCCATTTGAACAACGAAATCAAAAAGTAAGCCAGGTAATGCTGAAAGTATAATACCTGCAATAGTACCTAAAGATGCCCCTGCTCCTATAGCTGTAACTAGCTGACCTGCTAAAGTATTTCCTAATGCCTCTCCTAAATAAGCTGAAATTTCCGGCGCAAACACTATTATAACTACAACAATAACAATAATTACCAGAGCTTGAAGAAAACTCATACCTTCGTGCACAATAACTTCATAATGAGCTACATATATGGATGCGTGGGCTCCTGCTAAAAAGAGTTTACTAACTTTATCATTGGATAAGTTTTTGATAAAAGTGTGAATAAATGGAACCATTAGATCCATTTTATTCCCAAGATTAAATTTAACTACTCTAAAGTGTCCGCTAGATCCATCAACAACTCTACAAGAAGAAATTGGAGCAACTACTGTATAGGCATCTAGTCCTGAAGGTTTAACACAATAGTAAGTTATTGATTGTCCTACAGTTGTTTCTTCTGAAGCTGATTCAACCATTCGCAACACACCTGAACCATTATTTTCATAAACCAGATCAGGAGTTAAATGTTTTAAATCAGCAGTAGCACCATCTGATTCTTGTAAAACAGGACTAGGATTATTATAAGAAAGGCGGGTAGTTACTTGTAACCAATTAGTAGCTTCTCCACTAGTATCACCTGGATTAGGCATACCACTGCCGTCTAGAAAGTCCTGTACTTCATCCAGATCATCTGCTTTATAACCTACGTTATAGGTCCCTTTTCCAGAAGAAACGAAATAGTTGTATACTAAAATGCCATCAGCATCGAATTTAGACATATCTGAATAATATATGCCATTTTCAACACTTCCACTATCTGCATCAATAGCAGCTAAGCTAGTATGTTCGAATGTAATATATGACCATTGATATGCTAATTTATTATCGTCTGTTGTAATTATTATATTATTCTGCGGTTTATCATCTCCTGTTGGGGAATCATTGTAAGTACCTTGTGTAACTCCCTGTGCAGGATATAAATTCTCAAACATAGTATATAAATATGACATTCCTGCCTGAGAGGTATCCCACATTCGTACACCAAAGTTCACATAGATATGATCTAAATCTCCCCCAGGAATACCTGATTCCTCTAAAATCGTATCAAGAACTGTTTCAGCATCTAAATGGATTATATCTAGTAAATCTTCAATTTGATCCTTTTTAGTTGTCCCAAAAGTAGTGTAATTAGAATTACTTAGTCTTAATGGAACACAAGGAAGTGCTTCAATAGTAGCACCGTCTATATCAATAGGTTCTTCTATAGTATCTAGATCAGTATATGTTCCCGATCCTGCTTGATAAATAAATAGGTATTGTCTCGAAGGAGCACTGTCTCTGTAATAAAAGGAAACGTAGTGTAATTGAGTAGGTTTAGTAGGTGCTGTGTAGTTCCTAGTTATGCTTCCAACAGTTGCTGCATTATATACTGGAATTGTGTAGGTATCTGGTCCTGAATTATAAACAATATTAGTAAGATCAGCTTGCCATCGTTCATCAGCAAATACTTCATCTGAACTAGCTATTTCACTAGTTATAGCAATATCAAAATGATTGGTAGAGGGGGTTACTGTAACCGTATCTGCAGCAGGAGTAATAGGACTAGTACTTGTTGTAGAGTGATCTTCCCCTATGGTATTAGTTCCTACGTTATATCCTGCATTCTCTTGAAGCCAGTATTTAGCCCAATCAACTTTCGACAATGCTCTTAAATAAGAACCTTCAGGAGTACACGGAACACCGTTGAGAGTATTTAATGCAGCTGTTAATTCAGTGTAATTTATAGTTAAAATATAGGATTCTACAGTAGGGAGATTTTCGAAATAATTCCCATTATCTATAAAATTCATAAAATCTTTTACATTACCCTTAAGACTACGAAATACACTGTGATAAATAAGATTACTGATAAGATCTTGACCATTTAGAATACTACGGATAAGTGAATTTAGGAGGGGGTTCTTCTTATCTACATCTTCAAACAGAGGGATATTATGTACTTCAAAGTATTCAATAATTTGAGTACTTCCACCATCAAAACCAAGTAGCACCATGATGGCTTGTATAATTACCTCAACTATTTGTATAACAGTTTCGACTATTGATACAATAACATCGACTATCGCAGTAAAAATACTAGCAACAAAACTCATTAAACGCCTCCTATTAGGTAGGCTCGGCGTTAGTTATTTGGGTATTAATATTACCTGTACCTGTTGTGTTTAAGGCATTTACTCCTGTAGAAGCCGTACCTGCAGTAGAAATATTAATAGCCCAGGCATCTAAAAGAGTTTTAAGGTATTTCTGATCTGCATTCCATTGAAAACCTTTTGCCTGTTCAGTAACTAAACTATTTGCTTTGCCAACAACACTACCAGCTGTAGGAGCTACTTTTGTTTCTTGTTCAGTTTGTGCAAACTCTGTGACTTCTTTTTGAAATAATAGAGATTCCTCAGCGTTACCTTTTTGTGCGCCTATTGTATAAGCTACAGCTTGTTGCACAGTAGCTTGTATAGCTGTTAGGTATACTGTTGCGTAATCACTACCAGTAATTCGACCTAGATTAAACTGAGCAGCCATATGAGCATTAACAGTTGTCATCATGTCATCAAATATACCGGTACCTGTTACTATATTATCGGCACTTGTAACAACATTCTGGGTTAAATTAACAATAGAAATAGTCATTAGTTAGTGGCTCCTACACTAAAGCCTGCAGCTTTACTAGCTGCGAGAACTCTTTCTACTTCCTCTCCAGTAAGAGGATCTAAAATTCGTACATTAAATTTCTTAGTTAAATATGGTTCCAAAACTTTTTCACCATTAGCTCTAGTTACAGTTCTAAATTTCTGCATCTGACCATTTTCAATCTGATTAAGAAGAATTACCGGGACATGCCATCCTTCTTCATTATTAAAAGGAACAAACTTTTTAATCATTCGTCCATTATTAAGTCCTGAAGCACCTACACTAAAAATAAGTCCTGGGTAGTTAGCCATATTAGGATCATTAGGAGTAACTACTACACGAACAAGTTTCATAGCTAATTTTTCTTTAGTTTGCATGGCTGCTAAATGTTTTGCTTTTGCAGCTCTAGACGCTTCAGTAGAACCAGAAAGATTAGATGTAGATGTTTTAGTATCTTCTTTATACTCTTTAGTTCTAACGTCAGCTAGAGTAGAAGCAAGCTTCTTTGTCCCTGTTTTATGATGTAACGTAACTCCGTTATCTGTTAACTCTTGTCGTATTTCTTCGTCTGTCATTGAGTTAATGGGAACTGCTGATGTAGTGTCTTCCATGCTTCCTCCTATTTTATGGTTTTTTTAACTTTTTAAGATCTGCTTTAATTGCTGGGGATAGATTACGCCATGCATTAGTTTTGTTTCTGTTTCTAAACATGTCTCTAAATTTTTCCATTTGTGCTGGGCTATACTTACCTTTTTTTGGTGCATTTAGTGCCATCTTATGGATTTCACTGTCAGTTGGCCCATAAGAATCATCTCTTTTAGCTTTACTGCCTTTTGCACCAGGTCCAGATACTGGTTTACCTGTTCTATTATCTAATTTAGTTGTTTTTCTTTTACCAGTGCTTTTAAACCAACTGGGATGTGCTTTTCTAACTTTGTCGAAACCTTTTTTTCCTCCTCCAGCTGCTCTGATTGCGTTTCCTGCTTGTCTCGCTAAATGTGGTAGTACTTGCCACATAACTATTCTCCTTTAAAATGGTATATCATCTTTACTTTTTTTAGTGGGTGGTTTTTGTTTAAAGTCTTTCTTACTTAACCGTCCATATTGTGGGCTATTAAAAGCACGATCTTCTGAAGCTATATCATATTCCAAGTCTCTACGCTTTTTTGCTTTGTTTCGTGCTACTCTAGTTTTCTTACTAGGTTTTTTCTTAGTATAACTTCGACTTTTCTTTTTTACAGCTTTCCTAAGTAATTTAGCAGCCATTATTGTCTCCTAATAATTACGAGCTCCACCCATTACCCACTCGTCATATTCCGCATTTTCCATTCTCTTACGTAGGGATTCTGCTTCAGATTCAGCCCTAGATTTTGCTCTTCTCTTTTGCTCCTTAGCTGCCTTTTTTACTTTTTTACCTGCCATCTTTACTTTTCTAGCTCTCTTGTTAGGCTTTTTCTTACCTGATTTCTTTATTGCTTGTTTAGCAACTTTACCTATTAATCCACCAGCCATGACGTTCTCCTATTAAAAAGTCTCCCCCTCCCGCTACTCTACGAGCAGCGGTCGGAGGGACGATCAAACAATGTTAACTACTACGGACCTGTTGACGTTAGAGCAGTCCAGATAATACCTAAACGCTCTGGACGAAGTGCCATAAAGCCGTAATACCATTTGATGGAGTAGAACCCTACCTCACCATATGGATCATCTAAAGAAGCAATTTCTTTACCAGGCTTCTTATGATTAACGGTAAATTTAACACTCTTGCCATCAGTCTGGAAACCGATAGTAGTAAATGCGCCATCTCCAACAACTAGCATTGGATAAATATCAGCACCATCTTTACCAGTACCATCAGTTGTTCCGCCAGCAGCACCACCTAAACGGTCATACTGCATTTCTGGAACTACAACAATACGAAATTGATCAATAGAACCAATTTCACCATGCATAATAGTGCCAGCGTCAGCGTATTTTTCTACGCCAACAAAAGCTGAACCAACAGTTGTCTCTGCAATATCTTTCATTTTACGTACTATAGGAATTAACTCAGTTCCAATAAACATAACTCGACCACCATTAATGGTTTTAGTATCAATCATACGAGAACCACTAATAATCTTTGTTTGCTTAGGACATTTAGCATCATCCAAAGCAATAGAAAGATTCATCATAGTTGTGTAATTAACAACTTCATCAACTTCTAAAGTACCACCAACTTCAACTCCATCAGCACCAGACATATAGAAAGCCGTACCATCAGAAGTTGCGGTAGTAATCAAATCATTCTGAAGCTCAGCTTCAGTCAATTCATTAGCACCTACAAGAGCTTCCTCAACAATATGAGACAACAAATCTGCATCAGAATCGAAGTCCATTGATTCTTGAGTATACTCAGTAAAAAAACCACGTTTAAGCAAATCCCCTTCAACTTGAGTACGCGTGAAACCTACTCGGTTAACACGACCACCGTTCTCACGTAAAGTCGGGATCTTCTTTTTAATGGCACCAATATCTTTATATGAACCATAAAAATTTTGGTCATTTCGTGCAACGTCTACTACACCAGAACCTGCTATAGCAGCTGTTTCAGATCCATAAGCATCATCTACTACAACACCAGAAGAGTTCCAGCCAGTCCAGGTATCTTTTGTAGCTTGGTCGTACAATCCATCTTGATCTAGTCCCTGAGTACCTGTATTTGCTACATCAATCAAAGGAACGTAGACATCCTGCTTAATCTTCTTGCCCATATGCTTAGGCATCGCTCGTACATCAGCCAAAGGCATGAAATACTGGTGATCCCGAACAGCAATAAGAGCTTTTTTGAAATAATAGTCCATTACCGCCTGGGCGCCTATACTGGAAGCAGATCCAGCAGGGGTGCCCTGACTAGGAGTATTATATAAAGTTTCGCCAGCCATTTTTCACTAGGCTCCTATTTATATAGTGATTAGTTACCGGACAGCATACTTCTTCATAAAATCTTCATCTGATAAACCTAAAAAGTTATCATCAGGTGGAGCTTTCTTTGTAGTAGTCTGCTTGACCGGTGCTGCTGCTTTTCGTTTTTTATCACGATCA